TAGCGCCCCCGCAAGACCCGCGCCGCCGAAGGCACCAAGACCCGCCATAAGGCCCGCCATAAGGTCGTTCTTGGCAATGCCGGTACCTGCGCCGACAATGCCCGCCGCCGCTAGCGGGCCTATACCGGTGAACGACAACGCCGCGCCCAAGATCATAGGCAGCAGCTTGCCGAGGATACCTGCCTCGGGAAGCCCCGTATGCGGATTGATGGTAAGTGAGCCACCATGTGCCATGGCTAGGGCCTGCAACCCGCTGACCTCTTTCGGGGTCATGTGGATAAGGACCGAGTCCCCTTCACGCCCTTTGGATGCGAGATGGTTGGCTACGGAGGCGTAAGGTGCGTTCATCGGCGTCTACCCTTCACAACGTAATAGTTATACTACTTCATAACGCAGAGCCGAAGCGGTCATTTGCATGGGGCTCCGTGCATTACACGATCCACCACTCTGCGCCGTCACAAACGATAGAGAGCACTTCGTACTGGGTCGTCAGGGTCTGAGTAGTTGCGTCGTCTATGGTCTCGGAACCGTCCCCGTCTATAACTACGGTGTTAGCCGTAACGTCGATCTTCTTGATAATCAGCGCGCGTCCAGCGTTTGTAGCGGCGGCTGGCAAGTTCACGGTAACGGTAGCAGATGTAGCATCGGCAATGAGCACGTAGTCATCATCCGCAACAGTTACCGTACCGTTGCAGGCGCGAGTAGTGCCGATATAGACCCCTTGAAACAGCCCCCCGTAGAAGAACTGGGCACGATACGACTGGGCGTGGTTCGGAGCCTGCGAATCAAGCTGGGAGAAATACAACTCCAGCGAACGTATAAGCTGCCGTACATACTGCGGGTCATAGGTCGGACCCGGGTTGGGTAGAGACGAGGCCCTGAAATTCTCTAAAGCCATGGGCTCACCGCATCCCATCTGGACGAACGTCCAGTCGAGGGGCCCCAAGCTGCCAGCGCACGCCAAGCCCGGAGGACAGAACCTTGATAGCCATCTGGCGGGCACGTGCGCGGATGAACACTTGGTTCGTGTAGTTGCCAACGGTGGTTTCGATGACCCGCGCGTCATTGTCAGGGTCTGTACTGAAATCGCTACCCGGGAAGTCTCGCGGGCGAATCTCCAGCGTTACCTCCGGGGAATCGGCAGTTGAGCCGCTAAAGGAAATATCGGGTATGATACGCCGGGACAGCATGAAGTGCTCCCCGTCTTCTAAGTCAAAATCGTTCGACTGGATGTAGGACTCCATTGCTTCGTCGTCCGCGTCCACGCCAGTCTCCTGTGTGTACATAGTCCCTACTAGCGTATCCGGATCACAATTAAGGGCCTGCGGATATCCGCGCATGGGCGCGTCCATCCATGCCGTACGCTCCATGGTGCCGTAGTACCAGACACGATCCAAGTGGTTGTACACCACATAGCGGTCATTCCAGCTTGAGGACAGGCTGGGGTAAAACCACCATACTTCGTTCCACTCCTCGTTAACCCCGCATACTACCTGTTCTGACTGTCCGTAATTGAAATCGCGGAACACATGGTTACGCAAAGTGCACGGAAGCGTCTCGACGCGGCCCGTGTAGGCATAGAACTTATCGTGCCCCATCCAGTACGTAATGCTGGCGGCTGTATTCATGCAGCGCGCGGACATAACGGAGATATTGTCGGCGTACTCCTGCAGGCCGAACACATCAGTCGTACCAAGGAACTGTAGCGTATAAAGGCTGCTATCAGTCCACACGAGGATTTCTTGCCGAGTAGGAAGGGCCCGCACAATCCGCGAGCCGCGAGATACACGCAGAAACCCGGAGGTATTGGTGACTTCCGGCGTCCACTGACTAGGCGTATCCTGATCTGCCCAACGAATAAGAAGCGGGTCAAAGTCGTCTGGGTCCGTGCTGCCAAATGGTACTGCGCCAAACGCGATAAGATGCTTGTCGTTCTGCGACACCATTAGCTGCATCACCTGAACGGGAACGGCATCCGGGTCGTACCCGTCAGCGGTAGCCTGAGCGGACAACAAGATAGCGCGTGTCGCTAGTGCGGTAGCCGGATCGCGAGTGCCGCCTCGTACCCAGTAATACGGTGCCCCGTTCCGGATATTGGCGGTCATATCATTGTCGATGTTATCCAACCACCAGTCCTGCTGGGGAAGATAGACAGAGGAAGTGGTGCCCAGACCCCACGTATCACGACTCCATGTACCCGCACCCCAGCCTACACCAGCAGTAGTAATAGCGTTACCCGGGGGGATTTCGAAGTCTATGACGATAGCCGTACCGCCTCCGGCAGCAACAGTGGAAGAAGCCGCAGTAGCAACGGTGAACGAGAAAGAGTCCGCATCAATTACGGTAATCTGGTGGTTCGCGTTAATCTCTGAATCCGGAACCCCACCTACGGTGCCCGTAACCCCCGAAATGGAGACAAACTGCTGGTCCGTAGCGCTATGCGCGATAGCGAGATTGACGACAACCGTAGTAGAACCACTAGTCGTCGCTATGCAGTTATCAGTATCCGTCGTGGACATAGTCGGGTCGGTGGTCCGTAACGGGGTTATGTCGTAGAAGACACCGCCCATTTCGATATACAGCTTGGCGCTGGTACCGATGCCTAGCAGATTATCGCTGAAAGACGTGATCCAGTTCCACATCTGGCGACCAGCGCCATAGAAAGTATTGGATGTAGCCTTTACCCAACCACCAAGCTTCTCCGGATACCCGGATCGGAACCGTACCTTGTCACACTCCCACCAACCACCCTCATTTGAGTAGTCAGTCTGATCCCGATTAATCCCCGGTTTGAACTGCAGCTTGATGAACGGCATGTCTACTCCCTAGGTGTAATGGAAGATGACTTTACCCGAACCACCCGCTGTGGGGGTAGGGGTAGGGTAGAACGCACCATCACCGCCATCCAAACCATTACCATTCGTACCGGTCTTGCCCGCGCCGCCGCTGCCACCCGTAGCTATGGTACCATCCGCGCCAGCGTTACCCGCGCTGTTAGTGCTGCCTCCAGTACCCGCTGCACCGGCTGTACCACCTACACCGCCACTACCGAACGTCTGCTGCCCACCACCGCCACCGTTGGTACTGAGCGTGGTGAGGCTGAACGTGCCGGTGGACACGCTGGTAACTCCACCCGCCGTACCATTAGACCCTGTAGTAGTACCCCCCGCACCCACACTATACGTCATCGTCAAGCCGCTAGACCCAGCTACGGACACCGTGACCTTGCCGTAGCCCCCGGAGCCACCGCCGCCACCACCGTAATAGACGATAGAGTCGGTGGTAGAGTACTGACCGCCACCACCACCGCCACCAAAAACCTCTATAACGCAAGAAGTTGCGCCAGCAGGAATAGTTTCGGTAGCGCCTGTACCAGACGTGTACGTGCGTGTAACCGGGTCAAACCGGTTACCGGCCAACAAGGTCTGCAGGACTCCGGGCATTAGCTAATTCCCGCCCCACTGGCGACCCACTCGGTCGTATCGACCTTGAGAAGGGTAACCAACCCACGCAACGCCACCGTGCGCGTGCCCGTAGTGCTCGTACCCGCCAGCCGCAGCGTATCGGTGGTGATGGTGATCGACTGGCTACTAGCGCTGTCGTTGTAGATTGTAATCGCGGTACCGATGGGGAACGCGGTGGTGCCGTTAGCCGGGATAGCGATGCCACCAGTAGTGATGGAGATGTGCTTACCGGCATCCGCTAAGGCGAGAGTGTAGTTGGACGTTTTGGTAAGCTGGGGTAGGCCACGGAAGCCGATGGTGTTCGCCGCAATGGTACCCGTAGCCGTAATCGTAACGTCTTGGTCGAGAGCCGTAATATCGGTATTAGCCCCGGAAGCCGCAGCCGAGAGCGCCGTGCGCGCCGCGCTAGCGCTCGTTGCACCAGTGCCGCCAGCCGTTATGGGTAGCGTACCAGCAGTAAGCACCGAAGACGAGGTGGAGTAGACAGCGTTATTAGCAGCGGTAAAACCCGTAAGGCCAGTACCACCGTACCCAGTACCAAGGGTTCCGCCGAGCGTGAGGGTGCCCGACGTTGTAATCGGCCCCCCAGTGAGCGTAAGCCCCGTAGACCCGCCCGAACCGTTCACGCTCGTTACCGAACCACCGGAGCCAGTGGAAGAGATCGTAATGCTACCCGTGCCGTTGGTAATGCTAACGCCCGACCCAGCGGTAAGCGTCGCTTTCGTAAGCGTGTTGCCGGTGGTGTTGCCAATCAGAAGCTGACCGTTGGTATAAGTGGTCTGGCCAGTGCCGCCATATCCAACCGCGAGCGTGCCACCGAGCGTAAGCGTGCCGGTAGTTGTGACCGGCCCTCCGGTAAGGGTTAACCCCGTAGACCCGCCCGAGCCATTCACACTCGTCACCGAGCCACCGGAGCCAGTCGCGGAGATCGTGATGCTGCCCGTGCTATTCGTAATGCTAACGCCCGACCCAGCGGTAAGCGTCGCCTTCGTAAGCGTATTGCCGGAGGTATTACCGATGAGAAGCTGGCCGTTGGTATAAGTGGTCTGCCCAGTACCGCCGGAGGCCACAGGAAGCGCCGCGCCAAGGGTAAGCGAAGCAAGGTACGAAATGGCGTTAAGTACATTAGTACCATCGTTGTACACCCACATAGACGACCCAGCCGGAACAGCCGTGCCAGTCCCCGTGGAGTTCTTGACGGTAATAGCGTCAGCGCAACCGTTGACTACGAGATACAGCTTCTCAATGGCGGGGACGACAAGGTTTCGCGCCCCGCCGGTAGTGCCAGTGCAGTTCAATCGCAGATTTCGAGCAGTCTGCGTTGTGTTGGTATCGGTAAGGGTAAGGGTGACGTTGCCACTGGAGAAAGTAACATCTGCG